CATCTAAATATCGTTTAACTTTTAATCATCCTTCTAAATATTTAATATGGGCACACCGTCTTGGTAAATATACTAATACTAGTAATAAATGGCTTGCTTATGCATCTGATGGAAACTGGAATGATGCACGTGATAAATTTGCTAAAATTCTTGCAACCGTATGTTCTAAAAATTTCAATGTTGAAGATACTGTTGTTGATGGTGTAACTACTTCTACATATGTAACATTTGTATCTGATGGTGTTCAAGCTGGTGAATTATGTGATTTCGTTCCTGCAGATTTAGCTACCGTATTACCACAACTATTTATTGACCCATTATTAGCTAGATCCTTATTAAGCAAAATAAATGTTAAATTTATTGCACAAGCTCCTATTGTAGGTGATGTTGGTACTGTTGGTAATGCAGCAGACCCAAGAATACTTGATAATATGATTGTAACAAAAAATAATTTATCAATTAGTGATATATCAAATGCATGTGTGTTATCAAACTTAACAGAACCAGCACTTTCGTTTGTAAGACAGTTTGTATATTCCATATCTAACTCGTTTAATTACGGACATAATATTGACGGTAGTGACAATGTTTGCACGACTGCTAAACTTCAACTTAATGGACATGACCGTTTCCAAACAAGAGATGGAAACTACTTTAACTATGTTCAACCTGCTCAACATTTTTCTAATACGCCTGCAGATGGTATTAACGTGTATTCTTTCGCCCTTAAAGCTGAAGATCACCAACCTACTGGAACCTGTAATTTTTCACGTATTGATAATGCTTCGCTACATGTAGATGTTAATTCCTCTCTTTCTATTAATAATTCTACTAATAATATTTATATTTACACCCAGAACTACAATGTTCTTCGCGTTATGTCGGGTATGGCAGGAACTGCATATTCAAATTAAATATTTTGTATCATTTATACATCATATTACATCATTATGTTAGAAATATATATAATTAAATATATTTCCATCATAAAATATTTTTATAAAAATTGAATATAATTTAATTATATTTAAAGACATATTTAATTAATAATATAATGTCAATAGTGTTTAATAAAAAAAATAATAATTGTTTAATTAATAATACTATTATTGTATCCGTTGAAGATGGATTAGAACTTAAAAAATTAAAAAATTTAAATGAAACTAGTTTTACTTATAATTCTGAAAATGAAATATGGATTTATAATAATTATAAAAGGTCTATTCCATTAATTAAAATATTATATCCAGAAGAAAAAATTAGTTCTATTGATTTTAAAAATAATAATGTTAATGATTATCAGCGTGATAATTTAATTTTAACATATGATAAACGATTTATTGATAAGTTTGATGATCCTCCTAATGTTGAAATAATTAGTAAAGGTACATCATATAAAATAACAGATGGAAAATTTGCTGGACAATATAGAAATATGTATTGGAAAGTTAAAAATAATATAAATGAAACATATTATTTAATGCATATTAAAGATGATATTTATACAAAAATATCAAAAAGAGACATTAAAAAAGTTTTAAATATTAATAATGTTAGACAATCCTGGTTTATTAATGTAAATGGTTATGTCAGTACTACATTTAGAGCTGATAGTAAAGTATATAATATTTATCTACATCAATTAATTATGAATGTTCACAATGAAGATCTAACAAATTATGAAAAAACAGTTGACCATATTAATCAAGATAAATTAGATAATAGACAAACAAATTTAAGACTTGTTAATATGTCTATACAAAATACTAATAAAGGAAAAGCTAAAAGACGTGTTGATGCATGTGATTTACCAGAAGAATTAGATGAATCATTACCTAAATATGTTGTATATAGGAAAGAAATATTAGATAAAGATAGTGGAAATTTTAGAGAATATTTTTATATTTGTAATCATCCAAAATTAGATAAAAATTGGGAAACAACCAAATCACAAAAAGTTAGTATTAAAGAAAAACTAAAGCAAGCAAAACTTAAATTACAAGAAATAGATGGTGATATTACAGAAAAAGAATATTTACGTGAATCAAATACAAATAATAAAATAGATTTACCTATTGGAATTAGATTTTTATCAGAATCATCACCATATAAATTTGTATTTGACTTGCGAAAAAATAATATTAGATATGGTTTAACTAATGTATTAAAATCAACTAATTTACAAAATGAACTTGATTTATTTATCAATGCTATTAATAAAAAATATCCCGAACTTAATTATAGTGCATATAAAATTATAAATAAAATTAAAATTAATGAAAAGAATGTTTCACAACCAGATACAGTTAAAGAAGATTTAATTAAATTAGTTTTACCAACAAATTTTTCTTTTTATTTTGATATAAAAGGAAAAGCATATTATTATTGCTTTGCTAAATCTGATAACGGGAAAATGTTAAGATTGAAAAGAAAAGTTAATACAAAAAATTATCAAACAGAATTTAATAATTTTATGAAATTAGTAAATGATAAATTTCCACATATCAAATTAACTGATTATACTATTCCAAATCTTGAAAATATAACAGAAAATGATTCAAGCGAAATAAATGATTCAAGCGAAACAAATAATTCAAGTGATTCAAGTAATGCAAGAATAATTATAGTTAAACCAATAATGCCACAAAATTTTTCTATATGTAATGTAAATAATATTGATTATATACAATTTTGTAAAAAAATTAATGGCACAAAGTATCAATATAAAACAAAAATAAATTCATATGATTTGAATACAGAATTAAATGAATTTATCAATGATCTAAATGAAAAATATAAATTAAACTTAATTAATTTAGATTATATTATAAAAAATCCAACTGGATGGATGACAACTAATAAAATTGTTGATCATACAGAAACACCAGAAAAAATATTACAAAGAGCACAAGCACAAAATTATATACAAAATAAAATAAATGAAATTGGTTTAGATGAATTTCGTAAACAAAAAGCTGAATATGCACAACAATATCGTTCAAGAAATAATTAATATTGAAAGTAGATAAAGTTAAAATCTGATGATTTGTTTAATTATATACATTTAATAAAATTTATTATAAACTAAAAATACTTTTGTTATCCTGTGTTAATTTATCATATATATCAGTCTGTCCAACCATTGCATATATTTCTCTTGTGTTTTTTCCCTCGAATATTTTTAAATTTAATAAATTATGTTGTTTGATATTATTTTTTTTACATGTTTTAGATTCATCATCATATGTACATAATTCATGATTAGATATTTTTTTTGTTTTCTTATTTGTTAAATCGCACTTATTTTTATCCATGGTATTACACGTATTTTGTATTTCTATATAATCACTAGGTGCTGTATATTTACATGGATTGTCAAATTTATCACCACTATCACCAACTGCGAAATAAATACAATCACTAATTCTAAAATTAAATCTTGGAAATAAATTAGAAGATAAATTTAGATCTTCTGGAAATAATTCTTTTAATTTATCTATTATTTTACATACATTTTGTTGAATATTATTTCTATTAAAATTTGAATCTTTTACACCCGTGAAGATTTAAAATGCCGATTTTTTTAATATATAATTAATTATATATTAAATGTCAAAACATAAAAGTGAAGATTATAAAATTATTACAGTTAAATATTATTTAGAAAATGATACTAATTATACTAAAACTTGTGATATATTTAAGTGTTCTGAAAGAAGTTTGAAAAGATGGATTGAAAGATATAAAGAGTTAGAAGAAATTAAAAGACTAGATAGAAAACCAATATCTTATAAAATAACAAAAGAACAAGTTAAATATGCTATACAAAAATTAAAAGAAAACGAACAAATAAGTATGGAGCGTGTTGAGGTAAAACCTCAACCCTATGCTTTGCATAAGAATTATATAAAATAATTAAAAAGAAATATAAAGATTATGATATTACATTTCAACACTTAGGACAAGTAATAAGAGATAATAATATAACAAGAAAAAGAACAAGACATCAACATTATCCAAAAGAAAGATATGGAAAACCTACAGACATTAAAAAAGAATTAAAAGCATTTTATAAAGAAATAGATAAATATTCACTTGATAAAATAATATCTTTAGATGAAACTTCAATAAAACCAGTTATGTATTTACCATATTCAAAATGTGATTTAGGTAAAAGATGTGTTGTAAAAACAGATGATAATTATGTATTTAGAAAATTTACTTTATTATGTGCTATTTCTAATTCTAAATGTATAGGTGCAACATTATATAAAGAAGGTGGTATGATATTTTATATTTTTTTACAAAAAATATAAAATCTGGATAAATTAAAAATCTTTGATTTTTAATATTATCAACTAAAGAAAGATTTGTTGAATTCTTAGAAGCAAATATATTTAATAAATATAAAAATCATTTAATTATTTTAGATAATGCTGGTAGTTATTTTATATTTTTCTAAAAAAAAATATAAAATAAGATTATTAAAAAAATTTTATTTTTTAATAATATCATAATAATGAATATGTTAAACAAGCAATTATAAATAGTGGTAATAAATATTTATTTTCAATTTTCATTTATTTTTATAATCACTTTCCCAAATAGTAATTATATTAAATCCTTTATTTTTAATTAATTCTAATCTTTTTAATGTCTCATTATATAATTCACCAAACGTTTTTTTACTTAATGGATTAATATCATTTTGATTATATAATTTTGGATTACCATGAAAAAAATCACCCATAAATTCATATACAGTATTAGTTTCTTTACAAAATCCATCAAATTTTAATAGTTTTTTATTTATTTTAATTATTACTTCTCCTCTATTATTAGCATGTTGAATAAATATATTTTCATTTTTCATTATTTTTTCTAACCATTCAATACATATTTTAGAATAATTACCCAAACCACATTTTTGACATCCACAACCATTCAAATGGTCATTCGGTGTTTGTAAAAAATTACCATGTGTTTTACAAGATATTATAATTTTTTCACGAGCAGATTTATATTCAACTTTTGAATAATCATACAAGTGATTGTGTCTAATATTTGCTTTTTCAATAAAATCTTCAGTAGTAACTATTCTATTTGCACATTTATAACATCCGCAACCAGAAAAATGTTCTCTTGGTGTTTGTTCAAATTGTCCATGAACTTTACAAATAATTTTAACATGTTTTGTTATTTGTGTATATTCAACTTTAGAATAATCATATTTATCTCCATGAATTTTTTTAGATCTTTCTATAAATTTATCATTCGTTATTTTAGCATTTTTACAACAATTTGGACAATTTTGTTTATAATGATTTATTGGCAATTGTTCAAATTCTCCGTGTATTTTGCATAAAATTTTAACTTTTGTATTGGTATTTATATATTCAACTAATGAATAATCATATTTATTGTCATGAATACTTTTTGCCTTATTTATAAAATTTTCTTTAGTATCCCTTTGAATTTTAGAAGAATTTTCAAAAGAACATTTTGGACAACCTTGTTTTTTATGTATATGATTTGAAATTTTTTTTTCAAAAGTTCCATGAATATTGCATTGTAATTCAAAATAATTACAATCGTGTTTTTTAAACATTTTAATATAAGTATATTTATTTGAATGAATATTATTTGATATTTCAATCCATTGTTCAAAAGTTTTCATTTGTTATATTTATAATATATTAACTTTTCTTTAAATATAACTAATATATGTTTTGAAACATTTTTATACACCAAAAACAAACAGAACAATAGAAGAGTTCTTTAATCAAATAAAACATTATCTGAAATTAAATAAAAAAGTATTAAAATATGATGAATTGGTTATAGAAATTAAAAATGCAATAAAACAAGTTAAAAAAGAAAATTATAAGAATTACTTTGAAAATGCTTATAATAAAGATGCTTATAAAGATTATGTAAAAAAAGATTCAACATTAAAAAGAATACCTAAAAATTATAAAAATTAATTTAAGTATTTACCATTAATATGTTTAGATGCATAACAATCATTACTATAATGTCCATCTCGCCCACACCTATAACATACATTTTTTTCACTTGTAATAATTTTGTTAGGTTTTATAGATTTATTATTTTTATGTTTACAATATAAATTTTCATGACATGATACACCTTTTACTGTTTCAAATTCTTTATCACAATAACTGCAACAAAATACTTCTATTTCTTCTTTATCAATATTTGTTTTTGCATAACACGCATTACTATAATGTCCACTTTTCCCACATCTAGTACATTTATTTTTATTAAATGTTTTTGATTTATTTTTACAATAACAATCTTCTTGATCGCATTTTTTACAAATAATTGGGTTATTATTAATTATATATAGCAATCCATCAATAAAATCAATATAATTAATACCATCTCTATAAGAAATAATTGGTTTTAATGAATTACATTTATTAATTGTTTGACAAAATCCATATATGTTAGTTAATTTAAAATCAAATGTTTTATCTATAATTTTTAATGCATCTATAATTTCTGATCCCTGAATAATATTGTTATTAATTTTATCATATTTTTTACAAATATCTATAAATTTAATTTTTAATTTATCTACATGTTCTAATTTACATTTATTTTCATGTAATTGACATTTATTTTCATCTGTAAATTCTTTATCACAATATTCACAAATCCAAACATTTTCGTAATTATCGTTACAATCTTTCGCAAAATGTCCTTTTTCACCACATAAAAAACATTTATCTGTTGTTCCTCTATTCATTTTTTCTAAATTTTCAATTGTTACTTTATCTAATTTAATTTGAACATATGAACCACCGCGGACATTGTTGATACCAAATTTATCCATATACATTTTTGTATATTTATCTTCGTCGTAGTCATCGCAATTTGATTTTAACTCTAATATTTTAATTGGTTTGTATTTTTTTGTCCACTGAGATCCAGAATTATTAAAATGTTGTTCTAATCTAAAATCAGGATTTGTTGTTTTACCAACATAATATTTCTTATTTTCAAGTTCTAATATATATATGAACACCATAATTACTATTTATTATTAATTATAATGTTTTATTATCAATTTTTTAAATAATAAAATTCATTTATTTAAAAAATTATTTATTATATTATATAATGAAACTAAAAAGTATATTATATAAAAAAGAACAGGATGAAATTATCAATAAAATTATTGATATTTTGGTTTTAGATAATAATAATTCTATTATTTTATATGAACTAGATAATGATAAAATTAAACAAGATAAAATATTAGAATTAATACCAGATATTAGAAAATATTTTAGTTTTACATCTGTTATTGGTGCTTCTGAACCAGATAAAGCAAAACGTCCATATTTATCAATTATTAGACAATTAACTAAAAGTAAATATAATATGTTAAGTTGTGATTATAGAATTAAAGAAGAAGGAAAAGAAGATATTAGAACTAAAAAATATTTATTTATTGAAAAATAAAAATATATAGATTATTTAAATTTGCGTTTATTTTTTGAAATTAATATATATATAAAGTTATAGATAATAGTATTATATAATGAATGCTATAGAAGAAAAAAAGACTAAACCACCTGACAAACCTACTGATTATTTCAAATGTGTAAAGATACCAATTAAGCATATTTTAAAAAATCCAGATATTAATCTACCTAAAATTACAAATGCAGTTATTAAATGTAATAAAATTGTAATAAACACATTAATGTTTATAAAACTTTATTTATTAGATTACTTTGAAAAAAATAATAAATTACCCAAAATAGATAAAATATTTGTTAATTCTTGTATGAAAATTTTATGTAATGAAAGTGCATCGGGAAGACATTTGAATTCAAAGAATTCAAATACTAACTCTATTGACTTTGTCAAGAGAGGAAGACCACCAAAAAAAGAAGTTAAAGAACTAAAAGATAAATTAACTACATTTTATAATTCGGATTATAAACCTTTAATTAAAGATTCTAATTTAGATTATACACATCTTAATACAGTTTTAGATTATCTTACAATTGGAATAATTACAATGTATGAAAATAATATTAAATTACATTATGTTGAATATGTTGAAAGATATGTTAATATTGTTTGGAAGAAAAAAGAAAATATAATTAAAATTAAAGAAGAAAATAAAGATGAAGAAAAACAAAAAGAATTAGTTAATGAATTTTGCAGACAATTAAGAAAAATTAAAACTGATATACTTGAAATAACAACTGAATATAAATCAGATGTAAAATATCACAATTGGATAAAAGAAATTAAAAAAACAATAACACCAAACAAGGATAAATACCAAAAAGATAATTTATATTATGATTTACAATGTAATCCGCAAGATTATTTACCTTGTATGATTAGAATGATGAAAGAAGTAGAAAAAGATAAAGTTATGATTTATAATGTTTTTCCTATGAGAAATGATTTAATTTGTCATCACATTAGAATAGATACAACGACCTTAGTTCATTTATTAATGACAAAAAAACAAGGAAATAAAACAGATTATTTATTAGAAGGCAATTTGAAGAAATATGAAAATAAAATATGGGAATTTTTCTTTAGAACAGAAAGACAATGTTTTAAGAAACCAAAATATACTTTTCATCATATGATAGAAACAGATGGAGTAAGTTGTTCTATTTTGATGTTAAGAAATGATTTAATTGGTAAAAGAATACCAAATATTAAAGTAGGGTCAAATACAGAACAATATATAGATGAATTAAGTGATTATAGTGGCATTAAAAATAAAAAGATTGTTTGTATTGATCCTGGAAAATCAGATATTTTATATTGTGTTGATGATGATAGTAAAGAAGCAAATAAATTTAGATATACACAAGATAGCAGAAGAAAAGAATGCAAAATTAAAAAATATTCTAAAATAATTTTAGAATACAAAAAAGAAAAAATAGATGGGAAAACAATTATAGAATACGAAACAGAATTATCAAAACTTAATAGAAAAACATTAATTATTAAAGATTTTAAGGAATACATTAAAAAGAAAAGTGAAATTAACAGTAAATTATATAAATTTTATGAAAAATATATATTCAAAAAACTTAAACTAAATGGATATATGAATAGAAAAAAGAATGAACAAAAATTAATAAATAATTTCAAAAAAATATTTGGAAAACCAGAAGAAACAATTGTGATTTTTGGAGACTTTGAACAGAAACAACATATGAAATATAAAGAACCTGTAAAGGGAAAAGGAATAAGAAGGATATTTAGAGATAATGGTTATAAATTATATTTAGTTGATGAATTTAGAACCAGTTGTATGTGTTCAATATGTAAAGAAGAAACAGGAAGATGTGAAAAATTTCAAATCAGAAAAAATCCAAAACCATATCGTAGTGGTAATATCTTAGTCCATGGGCTTATAAAGTGTAAAACTTGTTTAGGTGTATGGAATAGAGATGTAAATGGTGCCACTAATATATATCAAATTGCTAAAAATGCAATTAATGGACTTGAACGACCAAAATATTTATGTAGGGAGAAGAAGGAAGATAATGTAAAGGTAGAAAAACCCAAAAAAGAGAAAATAAAAAAAGTCGTTCAAAAGAATGTTAAAGCTAATAAATCAGTTAAGGTTGTCGCCTTAACAAAATCATAATTTACACGCTCTGCAACGGGCAAACCTTGAATATTTTTTTGCTGAGTAAAATCGGCATTTTAAATCTTCAAGGGTGTAAAGGATAAAATGCAATATTAATTGGTTGTTCTTCTTCTTTACTTTCATTTTCTGATCTATTATAAAATTGATTTAAAATTGTAAAATTAGCAAAATCAAAATCAATTTTAAAATTTGAAATCAAATTTATAAAACAATCATAATTTTTAATTAATGTTTGTAAAACCCAAAAATATTTTTCTAATTTAATATTCATATGTACTTTAAAATTTTTATCAGTATCATTAATTAATTTATTTTTAAAATAAATTTGATATTGATCAGTATTACACACATGGGATAATGTAATTGGTTTACTAATAATGTTAGGCTCAATCCATTTTAATATTTTTTTTTATATTTTAAATATTTTTGTTGATACATATATATACAATATATTTTAAGATAAATTATTTTAATTTTAATTAAGTTGTTTTTTCTATTATATATTATAATAGAATGTCAAAATCAAAATCAAACATTAATTTAGAACAAAATGGAAGATTATTTCCTGCATGGGTTATGAAAAATTTTAAACAATATATATTACCAGAAATAATAATAAAAGAAGGTGAAGATCCGTGTAATCAAGAAAGAGAAAAAGGATTAACATTGTATCAACAGTTTGTTGGTCAATATTTAAATTATCAATCACCATTCAAAGATTTATTAATTTATCACGGGGTTGGTTCAGGAAAAACAAATACTATGATAAATGTATATAATATTTTATATAATTATACACCAAAATGGAATATATTTTTATTAATTCCTGCATCACTTCATGATGACCCCTGGTTGAAAGATATTAAAATATGGATGAAACAAGATGATTTTGATAAAAGATTTGCAAATATAATATTTATTCATTATGATTCTCCATTTGCAGATAGAGATTTTTTAGAAAAAGTAAGAAAAGCAGATTCAAGTAAAACATCATTATTTGTTATTGATGAGGCTCATAAATTTATGAATAATGTATATAATAATGTAGCATCAAAAAATGGTAAACGTGCTCAAGTTATTTATGATTATATACAACAAGAAAAAATAGAAAATTCAAATACACGAGTATTATTATTGTCTGCTACACCTGTTGTAAACAATCCTTTTGAATTTGCATTAATATTTAATTTATTAAGACCAGGTTCATTTCCAACATCTGAAAGTATTTTTGAACAATTATTTATAAGTTCATCTAATTTTGCATCATTAAATGAAAATACTAAAAATATGTTTCAACGACGTATATTAGGTTTAGTATCATATTATATTGGAGCAACACCAGATAAATATGCCCAAAAAACAATTCATTATACAAATTTAACAATGGATAAATATCATGAAGAAGTATATAATTATTTTGAAAAAATAGAAGAAGACAAAGAAAAAATTAGAATAAAAATGTCAAGAGGTAAAGTTGGTGGTGATTCAATGTCAACATATTCATCATATACAAGACAGGCGTGTAATTTTGTTTTTCCATCAATATCTAGTAAAATCAATGGTGAAAAACGTCCGAGACCTGGTGCTTTTAGAATTAAAGAAACTGATGCAGTACTCGTAGAGGAAGGAAAGAACATTGAAAAGAAAAATGAATTAGTAAAATCTAAAGCAGAAGTACTTGAATATATGAAAGCAATTAGATCATATGTAAATGGATTTATAGATTATATGAAAGATATTTTACGTAAAGACATAAAAGATGGATATACGCTAGCAGATGATATTAAAAAATTTCATACTAAATATGAAGGAAGTTTTACAAAATTTCAGACAGAAAAAAAGAAATCAGAATTATTTGAAGCTATGTATAGATGTAGTCCGAAATTTGTTAGAATAATTTTTAATATATTAAAAACAAAAGGTACGGTTATGATTTATTCAAATTATGTTGAAATGGAAGGTTTGCAATTATTAAAAGTATATTTAGAATTTTTTAGTTTTATTGATATAGAACAAGATCAAGAATTAGATAAAAATAATTTAAATCCAAAAAAAGATCTAACAAAAGATGGTTTGCGTTGGTGTGAATTTCATGGAGGTATTTCAAAAGATCTTCGTAAATTAAATAAAGAAATATTTAATATGTCTGATAATAAATATGGTAAATATTGTAAAATAATTATGATTTCTCCTGCTGGTGCAGAAGGTATAAATCTAAATAATGTAAGACAAGTACATATAACAGAACCATACTGGAATGAAGTACGTATTGAACAGGTTATTGGTCGTGCATTACGTTTTTGCCAACATAAAGATTTACCACTAGAAGAACGTAAAGTTGATGTATTTAGGTATAAAGTTGTGAGAACATCTGGTAAAATAACAACTGATGAAAAAATGGAAGATATATCACGAAAGAAAAATAACTTATTATTATCTTTTATTGAATCAGTAAAAGAAGTTGCGGTTGATTGTGAATTATTTAAAGCTCATAATATGATGGGTTCAAAATATAAATGTTTTCAGTTTAATGAAGATTCATTATTTGAAAATCCAATTGGTCCTGCATTTCAAAGTAAAATAGATTATGATTTAAAAATAGATAATGGATCAAATGCAAAAGATTCAACTAGAATTAAAATAAAAGTAAGAAAGATTAAAGCAGTAAAACGTATTGATGATACTTCGTATTCAAATGAAGAATATTATTTATTAAATGAAGATACTGGTATTGTATATGATTATGTATTAAATTATCCTGTTGGAAAAATTGATAAAGATGATAATGGACAATTAAAATTATTAGAAAATGATATTTATATAATTGCAGATGTAATAGAAATACCTGACCTAATATTATATAACCAAAATTAATTTATTTAGATAAATTAATAATATCTTTAACTTTTTGTTCATAAGCTGTAATATCTGAATTATATAAATTAGCTGCATCTCTATTTGCTGGTGAAGAAGTATTAGGATCCATTAATAGAGATATAATAGATATAAGGATAGTGCGTATATTTTGTGCAGGTGTCCATTCGGATTGTAAAATATCAATACAAATTTTACCATCACGATAAATATTTGGATGATACATTTGTGTTAGAAATTTAACTGATGGTGGTTTAATTGGATAATCTGTATTAAATTTTAATTGAATATCAAATATACCATTTTCAAAAGGTGAATTTTGCGGTCCTTTAATTTTAGCATTCCATATCATTAAATCTGTAGGTGTTTCAATAATAATTCCTTCTAATTTATCAGATTGTAATTTTAATAATTCACGTGATAATCTAATATTAGTAAAATTTAAATTTGTTGACATTATTATAATTAATTATATATTTATAATCAATTATAATCAATTTTTATATCTTAATTATAGTTTCTAAAAGAAACATATACATAATAACTTTGTTCTTATTATGCTTTAAGTATATTCATATTATATAATTCAGATAAATTTTTTATGTTATTAATTCCATTATCATTCATACCATTCATACTATTCATACCAGGTATCCCACTCATACTATTCATACCAGGTATCCCACCCATACTATTCATACCAGGTATACCACCCATACTATTCATACCAGGTATCCCACCCATACTATTCATACCAGGTGTTCCTGTCATGTTAAATTGTCCAGCAATAGTTTCGGACATCTGGTCTGTATGATTAATAAGACTATTATTTCCTATTTTTGATAAATTAGTAATTCCTGAAATATTTTGAGCCATTTGCGAGCTATTCATTAAAGAATTTATATCTTGACCTAAAAAATTATCTGCATTATTTTTTACTGGTGCTAAAGTATTTGCTAATAATGGATCAATATCAATCATTTGATTTTGCATCATTTGATTTTGCATCATTTGATTTTGCATCATTTGTTGTTGCATCATTTGTTGTTGCATCATTTGATTTTGCATCATTTGTCCTTGTTCCATATTATTACCAGTAAAATTAGAAGGTTTATGTGATATATCATTTTGTAATATATTTATCATTTCTTCTGTTGTATTAGATTCAGCATTATATGTTTTTGATTTTGAATTACCAATAGTTCGTTGACCGGTAAAACTATAATTTTTTTTAGAAGACTTTTTAGAAGACTTTTTTGTTTCTGTATGTTTTCCCATATATAATCTTATTAAGAAATTATTTATAAAAATTATAATTTTTTAAAGTATTATTTACTTTTTTTTTCTTTTTTTATTTCACTGGCAATTTTATCAAGTTGTGCAGATAATATTTCATTTTTTTTAATTAATAATTTAAGTTCTTTTTTTAAATTTTTATTTTCTTTTTCTAAATTTTGACTTTTTGAATCATCTAATAAACTTTCTTTTTTTAATTCCTCTTTTAATTCCTCTTTTAATTCCTCTTTTAATTCATGTTCAGATAATTTTTGCCAAAATTGCGCTTCTGCTATTTGTACAGACCAAGATAATGATCCATTACCAAGAATAATATATCTTCCTTCAGGATCAATTTTATTTAATGTCCCTCCTAATCTAAATACTTTTTCTTTATTTGAATTAGTTATAAAGTATCGTAAATGTGTACCAATTGATACAGTTTTAATATTAGAACATATTTTATAATCTTTAAGTTTTTCTTTAATTTCTTTATTAGTAAGTGTATCTTGATATGTTGTTTCTGGACGTTTATAATTTTTATCAACATTATTTAATCTTTTATTAGGTTTATTATTCTGCATATTATAATAATATTAGAGAATAACTTTAATTATATTTTATAATTATTTTTTAATTAAAAACTTAAATAAGTTTGTTTTTATCTGTTTTCATATAAAGACATTTTACTTAAATAGATAAATGTCTTATGAATTGACCTGGTTTAATAATAGTTTGATACCAGATGTTAGTAATTATCCAAGAATTACAGAATATATAAAAAAATTAAGTAATAAAATAGAAGAAAAAAATGTAGAAAATAAAATAAATCAGATTGAACAAGATTACAAAAATAAACTACATGAAATTGGAATGTTGTGTAAAACGCCAAAAGATATTATAATTTTATGTAAAAAATCAAGTTTATTAATTTTACAAAAAGAATTAGATATTATTAAATTATTAACTAAATATACATTATTAAATAAAACATTAGATTATACTTTTTTTATAGAATGTTTAAATATGTTATTTTCACTTAGTGAAACATTAAGATTGCGATTATCCCAAAAAGAAATACAACCA